TTTGAATTAATAAATGCTCTTCGTAAGAAAAATTTTGAGTACTAAAAAATACTCCATCTATCTTCTTTTTCTTGTGATAACTAATAACTCCTCCATCGTCCATATACCAATAAGCAAGACCTTCTGGAGTTAAATAATTTAAGATTTTTTCTGTTATTTTCTTTGTTCCATTATCATATAATACTTTTCTGAGTTTAGTTAAATAGCGATGTACTTTGGTAGCTCCTTGAATAATTGGATAATGTTTATTTGTTTTTTTATTAAATACTCGATATTCTTTAATATGATACGAGGTATTCAATAAACTAGATACTAAATTTAGTTTTGAGTTGCAATAATCTTTTTGCTTTATAGAGTGCCCTATAAGCAAATGCGAATTTTGTTTTGAATTAGCTTTTGAAAGCGTGCCATCACCTAAGACAATTCCTATAAGTAATCCTCTCAAAGCTAATTTAGATCGTTTCAATTGGCTCATGGCCATCTACTCCTTAAGAATAAAAATTCTTAACGACAATCCAAATTAAATTATTTTTAACTGCCTAACGGAAGAACTGATTTTATGCGTGCTAATGCTAAACGATTATATAAATCAAAACCACAATCATTATGTTAACTTACTATCACTAATAAGATCAGAGTACATCTTCTTCCTATTAAGGAAGCTTCCTATTCATTGCCTCGTTCTTAATAAGAACTTCGCTTTGTTTATAATACTTTCGGTTTGCTCTATAGCAACTTATTCTACAAACAAAACTAGGCTACTCGTTACACCTTCTTAATATTACTATTAAGCTTGGCTCGGGATTGTCTATTTTTCTTAACAGAGTTTAACCGAGTTAAAGAAGTTAATTTTTGATAATATTTCTACTATCCATGGCACATAATTGGTTTAACTGCCCAATGGGAGAATTGACTTTATACGAGCCAAAGCAAGTCTATTGTAGACATCAAATCCTGTATACCATTTCATCCTATATTGATAAGCATTTTCGTTTTCTCTTGGACCAACATATTCAAGTTTAAGTCCGGCATTATTAGCTGATGTAAAACCAACTACGCCCTTAAACTCGCCCCAAGCTCCACAATAAATCTGAGAACCATCAGCCCTCTCTGCTGACATTGCAGCAGCAGAAGCAGGAAACAATCCCGATGTATTTAGTGCTTGTCTAGTTACTTGTCTATTTTGTTCTGGGTCCATAAAAGAACCAGAAGTACTACTAACTACTATGGTATCTGTTCCAGCCCCAGATGCAATAGCATAACGATAAAGAACTCCATCTGAACCACGAAGTAACAGATAAGCAGCATCGGCTCCAGTACTACCAGATAAAACAATAGTAGTAGCATCAGTTACAGAACTAACAGAAAGTCCTGAACTAGCATTAACAGCATCATATCTACTAACAAAATCATTCCTAAAAACAGGAATTTCTTGATAGTACAACATAGGTTTCATATTACCTAAACCTTGCTGTTGTAACATATACGCATCCGTACCACCACCAGTATTTCTTAGAAGAGTTCTAAGAGAACGAATTTCTCTTGAATTCATCATAAGAAAATCCGGTTTAGAAGCAGTAAGACGATCTATAACATCGTCCAAATCTTCTAGAGTAAATACTCGACCTTCTAAACCTACTCTAGCACTAGCGGGATCATCTTCTATTAGAGTTTGAGTTTGGGTTGATGCGCCTCCATTATAAAATGGATGGTTAACATCATCAGCATTCCCCTGTTCTGCATCCAGAATAGAAGACATGCCATTAAATTTATCTGAAATACCAATAGGACCATTATTGCTCTGAACTAGCGGTCCACTAACCCTTTTAGCATTAACCACCGCATTCATATACTGACGAGCAATTTGTTTTGCTTTTGAGGAAATTTGAACTTGTAGCTGATCATTTGATTCACTAAGTTGGTCCTCAACTTGACCATCTATAATGATTTCAGCAATAATTGCGGCTAAATTAACGTTTACTGATGTAAACGTAGCCCCCGCCTGATATTTTGTCTAATTAAGACTTGTACCAGGAGAAGCGAAATCTGCCGCTGCCAAAGTAGCCTCACGAGTAAATGTATAAGCTAGACCTTCAAAAACTACAAAGGGAAGATATCGAAACCACTCGTCAACTGATATAATATCAGCTATGATACCTTCTACTAGCAAATTATTACTCAATGTTGCAGCATCAGCTAATGAAATTACTTGAGCCATTGATTAATTCTCCTTAATGTTTTATGTAAGTGTAAAAAGTTAAACTATAGATCTTCCAGACTTTGGAAGTCCTTTAAGAGCCGCTTTAATTTTTTGAGCAGAAGTCATTTTATTTCTTTCTTCTCTTTCAATATTTTCTAGTTTCTCTTTACTAGCCCGTGCTCCCTGAGAAGCGCCCGGAACACTATGATTAACGACTACTGTTTTATCCTCAAAAACTCCTCTAAGATCTGCCTCTTCTATCGCAGTTAAAGCATCTCTAGGATCACCCGCACCTTTTACAATCAAGGCTGCAATATCCTTGAATTTTTCTGGAACAGATTCAAGTTTTTGTTGCAGTCTTTGTTTATATATTTCTTTTTGAGCTTCGACTTCAACTTGATGTCTAGAAAGTTCTGATTGTAAATTAGTTACTTTCTCATTATAAATTTTTTCGTTAGCTTCAAATTTGGTTTTTAATTCCGCCAATAAGGCTTCCCTATTAGCTAATTTTTCACTCAAATTTCTTTCTTTATCAAGTTCCCTAGCTTTTAAATCATCTAATTCTTTTTTAGTTTTTAATGATTCTTGAAGCTCTGATTCTTTAGCAGATAACCTCTTGTCCATTTCTGCTTTTAATGAATCGACCTTTTCTGCGTATTTAACCCTGTATGTTTTATTTTCCTCTCTGAGGCGTTTAATTTCTTTTAATGCGCTATCTTTGGTCCAACTATCAGGATCTTTTACGCCGTCTGTTCCAGAAGGCTCATCCTCACTGGAAGATAATTGGGGTTTAGTCTCATCTGATTTTATTGTTTTTAAATCAGTACTTATCTCCCCTTTCGTACCAACTTTGGCAATTAAATCATTATCTTCAGTTATTTTTTTAGTACTAACTTTAGGAACATTAGTAATAATTTCTGATGATTTAGTTTCTTGAGATTTTGCTCCCAATGTATCTATTAAATCTGCCATATTTACTCCAATCTAGCTCTTCTAGTTGAAGAACTTGTTTTATCAATCTATTTTATAACCTCGATCTAATAAATCAGAGGTTTTAAGTTTACTTAATGTACTAGATAGTCCGTTTTTTTGCATTTCTTGTGTATATGGATTATGAGCCACACTTTCTTGAATTGTATATGTTTCAATCTTAATTTCAGATATTAATCCAGGATCAAACGCTGATACAATTGGTTTTGTAAGTTCAAACGGTTTTTGTTCTTTTAATTTTTCTGGCCATTTATCTTTTAAACTTGTCCACAATTCAAATGCGCTATCATAATTTTCAGTTTCTAAAACTGTAATATGATTAAGATCTCTTCTCAAAATCAATACTACATATACTTGCTTATTAGTTCCCATTAAATGCTCCTCGTTTTATTAGGAACGAACTTCTTTTCTTTTAATTTTACCTCTAGGATCTCCATTTTTCTCTGGTTGTTTTGAACTATCTTCAGCGTGTTTAACTTTGTTATCTTGCTTTGATCCAGTAATTTCAACATCAGATTTGTCTGATAAAGATGCGCCGCCAGAGGTAGCCGCTGAAGATTGCTTAGATTTAAAATCCATAGGAACTTGAGCAAGAATTTTTGCCTTTTCTACTTCTACTTTTGCATCAAACTTAGCTTGTTCCATTATATCACTTCTACGAGATTTCAACATTTTTTCAATATCTGTTTCGCTAAGATGATCATGTAATTTTTTGAATGTGCTTCTATCTCCTTGATTAAGAAGTTTATTTTCCATAGCTAAAGTTTCGATATTTGTCTTAGGATCAACTGGAAATTTAGGCTGAACATAAGTGACTTCTAATTTAGCCTCTTGAGAAAACTTTTTCTCTCCTGATTTAGTATGATGAGCATTCCACAATTGTTTAACAATATGAAACAACTGTTGCTCTCTTTCTTTAAATATTTTAGCTCTTCTAATATTATCTTCAATTACTCCAATTTTTTCCATCATCATAGCAAAACCAGATGCTGGTAAAGATTCTTTATATTTAGGTCTTAAGCCGTGGTTAATTCGGACCATATCAGTCATACTTTCTATAACATTGATTAGACCTTTAATATCAGCGCTTGGATGAGCAAATTTAAAATCTCCCTTTTCTCCTACTGCGATAGCAGTATCAGGACCTATACTCATTCCTAAAGCCGCTGCATCAGCGTTTCCATCTCGAAATATACCTAATCCTGCATCAAATGTTCTAAAAGCTCCTCCAGCCGCAAATCCACTAATCCCCCCAATACCTCCAAATTTAGATTGAGCAGAACCGCCTCTTAAAATATTAAAATCATCAACGGGTCTACCTTGTCTTAAAGACGTTGGTCTTTCTACTCCACTTAAAACAGGTATACCAAACGACTGAAATTTTGCAATATGATTCAAATCAGTCATTCGCATATTAACAGTATGATTGGCATATATAAGTGGTTCATCTATAGGTAAAAAATAATAATGTGCTGGATCTTGATTGAAAAATGGAATAGCCGGGATTACCCCATAAGGATTTTTAGTTTCGTACTTTCGTCCATCTCCATCTTCCATAGAATGATATTGTGGACTCCAGTAAATTCTATTAATACTTCCTAGTCTACCTGGATTTACTACTGATTGTTTTAATTCA